TTGCACTTGCTTATCAGGTATTAGACACGGATAGTGGTTCAAAATGCTACATCGTGGCCAACTCAGTCAAGCAAGCGATGGAAGCTTTTGGCTTTTTAAGATTCAACGTTGAGCGTTGGAATGACAAGAACATTCGTATCAAGGATAATAACCAAGAACACTCCATCACTGCTAATTTTGGTGATGAGGGTTCTTTCTTTATCCAAGCTCTAGCGAATGATGAGAGCCGTTTGGACTCTCTGAACGGTAACGTTATTATCCTAGATGAAGCTCATACTATGCGAAACAGTAAGAAGCATGGTCTTATGAAAAAAACAATGTCAGCATACCGAAACAGTATGCTTTTTGTTATCTCTACGGCCGGTGATATTCCTACTGGGTTCCTTGCTAACCGTCTGAAATACTGTCAAAAGGTGCTCAAGCAATTGGTCACTGATGATTCATTTTTTATCTTCATTTGCAAGGCTAATCAATCTGCTGATGGGGACGTGGTGAACTATCTGGACGAGAATATCCTCAAGATGGCTAATCCGTCATGGGGTGTCACGGTTTCGCTCAAGGCTCTCAAGGAAGAAGCAGAGCAGGCTATGAATGATCCTCAGACAAGAAATGAGTTTTTCAATAAGACCTTGAATATCTTCACTAACTCTATGAACGCTTATTTCAATCCTGATGAGTTTATAGCGTCGGATAGTTGCTACGATTGGAGTTTAGAAGAGCTGGCACGCTTGCCGATTCGTTGGTATGGTGGTGCGGACTTGTCAAGATTGCACGACTTAACAGCTGCTGCTCTCTATGGTATCTATCATGACGGAGAGAAAGACGTTGATATCTGTATTACTCATGCTTTCTTTCCTCGGATTAACGCTCAGAAGAAGGCTAATGATGATGGGATTCCACTTTTTGGCTGGCAGTCGGATGGCTGGCTGACGATGAGCAATACTCCTACAGTTCTCTATGACGATATCGTCCAATGGTTCATCAGTATGCGTGAGCGTGGATTTAAAATCCAAGCTGTGGGAATGGACAGGAAGTTTGGTCGTGAGTTTTTGGCTAAGATGAAAAAGGCTAAGTTCAAGATGATTGACCAGCCTCAGTTATTCTATCTGAAATCTGAAGGGTTCAGGCGGATTGAGTTCAAAGTCAAGAACAAGGAATTTTACTATCTTCATTCTGACGCTTATGAATACTGTGTGAGCAATGTTAGAGCGATTGAAAAGGTGGATGACGCTGTGCAATACGAAAAATTAGACGGTGACGGTGGTACTGCAAGGATTGACTTGTTTGATGCCAGTGTCTTTGCTTGTATACAGGCTCTTGCTAATCTTGGCAAGGGTGGCGATGTGATGAGATTCTTTGATTAGAGAGAAAGGAGGTGAGGAAACATGGGTATTTTTGATAAGATTTGGAAACGAAACAAGCCAAGTAAGCCAATCAACATGCTAAGTCATTCAGATTTAGGGTTGTCAAACCTGATGGATTCGTATGTACCTTTGGCCAGAAATCCAGACGTGGTGACAGCAGTTAATAAGATTGCTGATTTGGTCTCTAACATGACCATTCACCTAATGGAAAACACGGATAAAGGTGATATCAGAATTCGTGACGGACTGGCTAGAAAGATTGACATCAATCCATGCGAACACATGACAAGGAAGTCATGGATTTTCAAGATTGTGCGTGATTTGCTTTTGTATGGCGACGGTAATTCTGTCCTATATGTGGAATATGATCTTGTTACGGATTATATCTCTAATCTAAGACCATTTCCGATGAGAGAAGTTTCGTTCCGAACTGATAAAGATTCCTATGTAATCTCATTTAGGGGTGAGGAGTTTTCACCTGATGAAGTAGTCCACTTTGTCATTAATCCAGATCCAGATATTCCATACATTGGTACTGGTTTTAGGGTGACGTTGACAGATGTGGTTCAAAGTTTGAACATGGCTACCAAGACTAAAAAAAGCTTTATGAACGGGAAGAATATTCCTAGTCTTATTGTCAAGGTTGATTCGTCTAGTGCTGAACTAGATTCGGAGCAAGGGCGTGAGCGTATCGCTGAGAAGTATTTAAGTACTAGCAGGATTGGCGCTCCATGGATTGTTCCAGAGGCATTGCTGGACATCCAGCAGGTAAAACCGCTTAGCCTAACGGATATCGCTTTAAACGAGTCTGTGGAATTAGATAAAAGAACAGTTGCAGGACTACTAGGAGTACCTGCTTTTATTTTGGGAGTGGGAGAGTTCAACAAGACAGAGTATAACAACTTTGTAAATACGACTGTTATGAGTATCGCTACTACCATAACCCAAACTCTAACAAGAGACTTATTACTATCCAGCAATCGGTATTTCAAGTTAAATCCTCGCTCACTCTTCTCTTACAACATTACAGAGTTGTCTGAGGTTGCACGTCAAATGACAAACAGTACTGCAATGCGTCGTAATGAGTGGAGAGATTGGCTTGGTATGGCTCCTGATCCTGAGATGGAAGAGTTGATTGTCCTTGAGAACTTTATCCCTCAAGAGAAGATAGGAGACCAAAATAAATTGAAAGGAGGTGAGGAAGAGAATGCAGAAACGGAATAGTTATCGTGCCACTCAATTTCAAACTAGGGAAGAAGACTCTGGTGATTTGATTTTGAGTGGCTACTTTATCAAGTTTGACGAGGAGACGGAATTGTGGCCAGGCTACTGTGAAGTTATCAAGCGTGCTGGAGTTGAAAAAGCCATCACAGACGCTGATATCAGAGCTTTATTTAACCACGATGATAGTCTTGTTCTCGGTCGAACAGGTAACGGAACTTTGACGCTTGGTGTTGATGATGTTGGTCTTTTTGGAGACATCATCATTAACAAGGATGATCCTCAAGCTGTTGGAGCCTATGCCCGTGTCAAGCGTGGAGATGTTATCGGATGTAGCTTTGGCTTTATCCCGATAAAAATCGAAACAGAGGAACGTGAAGATGGTTCGTATCTGGACACTGTCTTAGAACTAGAAATCTTTGAAGTGAGTCCATGTACTTTCCCAGCCTATCCACAAACGGAAATTGCTGCACGGCAAAAAGACTTTGAAAGTCAAAGCCGTACTAATCGTGAAGCGCTAGATAAGCGCAAGAAAGAAATTAAGGAGAAATTTAAGCTATGAACAAGACAGTAATTCTTGGCGCTCTTAGAGGCATAAAAGCAGATAAAGTTGCAGGTTTGATTAAATCTATTGAAGAATTGAACAAACGATCACTTCTGGAATTAGAGAAGTTGGATCGTGCTGAGACTGATGAAGAAGTTTCCACATCTGAAAAAACTTTGGGAGATCTTCAAAAGGAAATTGAAGAAAAAGAAGCTGAAAAAGCGCAGTTGGAAAAAGAAATAGAGGATTTGGAAAAACAAATCAAGGAGCAAAATCGTAAAGCGCCAACTCCAGGTAAAACGGAAAAACGAGGAGGAAAAACCTTGGAACAACGTGAAGCATTTAACCACTACCTTAGAACAAAAGAAGTGCGTGCTGATGGTCTCAAATCTGCTGAAGGGGAAGCAATCATTCCTGTTGAATTGATGACGCCTAAGGAAGCGAAACAAGACAAGACAGATTTGACTTCATTGGTCAACATCGTTAATGTCAAGAACGCAAGCGGTAAATGGGCAGTTGTCAAACTGACTGACCAAACAATGAACACAGTCGAAGAGTTGGAAGAAAACCCTGAATTGGCTAAACCAACATTCACAAAAGTGAACTATGAAATCAAGACACGTCGTGGTCATTTGCCAGTATCTCAAGAATTGATTGATGATGCTGACTACGATGTCATGGGATTGGTTGCTAAACAAGCTAAGAACCAAGAACGTATCACTAAGAATAAAGAAATCGCTAAAGTTCTCAAGACAGCTACAGCTAAAAGCGCAGCTGGTTTGGATGGCTTGAAAGATATTCTCAACGTGGAATTGAAACCGTACTACGATGCAACTATTGTATGTACCCAATCTATGTTTGCTGCTCTTGATAAAATCAAGGACAAGGACGGTCGCTACATGCTTCAAACAGACATCACATCTCCAACTGGCTACAAGTTCGCTGGTCGTGTAATCGATGTTTATCCTGATGATATTATTGGAGATGCTAAAGGTGAAATGAAAGCCTTCATCGGTGACGTTGGAGAATTTGCGACATTGTTTGACCGCGCTCAGACAACTGTCAAATGGCAAGATGATAAAATCTACGGTCAATACCTAGGAACTGCAAACCGTTTCGATGTTAAGAAAGTTGATGAAGCAGCAGGATTCTATGTGACCTATACTGATGTTGTAGCTTAAGGAGGTAGCGTATGAGCTATAAAGTAATCCGTCCTTTCAAGGACTTGGCTGATCCTGAAAAACATGACTATGCTGTTGGCGATATCTTTCCTCGTGAGGGATATGAGCCCACAGATAGCTTTACAAACAGCCTTTTGACTGGTGCCAACACTGCTGGTTCCATCTTCCTTGACGTTTTGGGAGATGATGAAC